TGTTAGAGCGCTCCGCTGTTAACGGAGACGATGTAGGTTAGAATCCTACCTGTGGAGCCATATAGGTTGTCCAACCTTTTAAATGGACTGGCTGGCAGGGCTAGATTCGTTCCTCTTTATAAGGAGAACGAATTTGGGAAACTCAGAAAAAGTAAAAAGATTTCGAAGGAATCAGAAACAAAAAATTGTGGATTATCTAGGCGGTAAATGCTCTATTTGCGGATACAATCGCTGCATAGCTGCCCTAGAGGTACATCACATTGATCCTTCACAAAAGAAATTTACTATATCTAACAGTGGTGTAACTCGTAGCTGGCAACGTGTTTTAGAAGAAATACAAAAATGTAAACTTTTGTGTTCTAATTGCCACAGAGAGGAACACTTCTTTGTAAGCTCCTTTCGTTCAATCGAATAGGACACTGCGCTACGAACGCGGCGATACGGGTTTGAGTCCTGTAGGGAGCACCATTTTGGAAGAAATTTACAACAACGTGTGGGTAGGTGACGACACTGACTACGAAAAGATCAAAGACAAGAAAGATTGGAAGTCAGTAAGAATGTGCAAATTCGGGCCGGGTGGACACAAGGAAACTCTAGGCTACGAAACAATGGGTGCTCCAAAAGGTAAGAACTACCTTTCTGTAGAAGCTCCAAACAGAATTGCTATAAACATTATAGACATGGATGATCCCAATTTCATTCCATGGGAGTGCATTACTACGGCGCTCGATTATGCCAAAAAGCAACTCGATAAAGGATTCAAAATTTTAATAGCTTGCAACGCTGGTCATAGTCGGGGTCCGACTACTGGCCTTTGTTTTTTGCGAGCAATCGGGGATATGCCTCACAATTTTGCGACTTCAGAACGAATCTATAGAACATTGTACAAGAAGTATGACCCCGGTATGGGGATGAGACAAGTTGCTAGAAGTCATTGGTCAGATTTGGACCGTATGGAGCTATAATGGACGCACTAGGTTTATCAGACGAGAAAAATAAGATTATCAATGCTAAGAACAGTGTTTCAGATGCAATTGACAAGGGTGTAAGTCGCGTAAAGAGTGCTTGGAATTCAAGCCCACTTCACGGAGTTCTTAGCGGCAGCGCTCCTGAAACAGTTTATAAGTACGACGAAAAGCCAGCTTCTAAGCCAGCACCAAAGGCGAACGCTCCAACGGGCGGAAAGAAGATGCCTTCCTACAAGCATGGTACAGATTACGTTCCTAAGACTGGTGTAGCTAAGTTGCACGAAGGTGAAGCTGTCCTTCCTAAGCACAAGGCCGAACAGTACAGAGACGCCAAGGGTGAACTTGGTTCGGATGACAAACCTGCCAAAGAGATTTCACACATTATTACTCGAAAGGGTAAGAAGGACGGAAAGAACGTCCACGTTCACACACACGTTCACACGCACCCAATGCATCACCCGGACGAAACACACGTTACGTCAGGAAATGACGCAATGGCAGATCACATGATGGAACACATGGGAGAACCTAATCCCGGTGAAGCTGAAGCCGATGCAGGACAGAGCGGTGTAGAAGGAATGGGAGCACCCACACAAGGCGCACCAATGCAAGGAGCCTAAAATGGCAAAGAGCGTAATTGGAGACATTCTGAAAGGAATGGGGCCGGGTCTTCTACAAGGTATTGGAAATGCTTTGACAGATGACGGCGACAAACCAAAGCATTTCGAACCACAAGGAAAAGATGGCAAGCCTAGTTATAAGACTGGTACTCCATACGTTCCGAAGACGGGTGAAGCTACTCTTCACAAGGGTGAGGCAGTTCTAAGTAAGGACGATGCCGATAAAGCAAGAGGGGGAGAACACAATACCTCTCTCTATAGAGCCATGCATCATTTGAGAAAAGGTGGATTGCATAGAGCACTCGGTATCAAAGAGGGGGAAGATATCCCGGAAGATAAGCTAGCAGCGGCAAAGAATTCTAAGAATTCACATGTCCGTCACATGGCGAACTTCGCAGCAACGATGAAAGGATTTAAGCACTAACGCACACGGAGGGGTATGCGTCTAGAAAGATTAGCAACATTATACGAGACGTGTAGGACTCTTCCTAATTACCACTTCAAAGATTTGACTGATGAAGAATTCATGGCGAAGGCTAAAATTAGCTGGAACAAGATGAATGAGAATCAGCGAGAGAAGGTTGGTAAGAGTTGGTTGAAGCAGTTACAGAAAGAAGGTATTGAACCGACGCTTGAAACTCAGGCGCTCCTTCTGAAGTACAGATTCCTAGCTCAAACAAATCTATATTTTTTGTGTCACCTACTTGAAACTTATAACCAGACAACAGTAGGAACACATGAAGAAATTTGCAACAAGTTTTTCGTTCAGAAAGACCCTACAGTTTTAACGTTTGAAAAGTTCGCAAATCAGTACACCGATCTAAAGCAAAGAATGCTTCTTGTTCCAAGAGGCGGATTCAAGTCTTCTATCGATATGGCTGATTGTGTACAATGGATTGTCTGCTTTCCAGAAATAACTATCCTAATTTTGACAGGTGTCTTTAAGCTAGCAAGTGACTTTGTTGGCGAAGTCAAGGCGCACTTTACACAGGAAGAAACCAAAGAAGTCGTAAAGGGCAAAATCGTATACGGGCCGCGTCAAATTATGGATAGGGAAACTGGCGAATGGTCAGACAGTCTATTCCAAGTTCTGTTTCCAGAGCATTGTTTACCACCAACAGAGGGTAGCTCGCTAGAGTTTCAAACCCCGGCAGGCGGACATGATAAGGAACCAACACTCAGAGCAGCGTCTATCGAACAGGCTCTTTCAGGTATGCACTTCGGCATCCTAAAGCTTGATGACGTTGTTACAAATGAAAACTCACAAACTGTAGACCGTATGGAAAAGGTCAACAAGCAAATCAGCATTAACAAAGCTATGTTGCATCCATTTGGATTCTTCGACGTAATCGGCACTTGGTACGACGACGCTGATTTCTATGGTGTCACGATTAAGAACGAAGAGAAGTTTGCTAAAGAAGAAATGCCAGCAAGTATCGTAGGCAGTGTAGACAGTGGTCGATTCGAAAGCCATGGCTACTACAATGTTTACTTACGTGCAGCTTGGTGGGCTACACCAGAGGCTATTAAGGCCGGAAAGATTGAAGAAGAGTTTAAGGCTACGGATTGGGTACTATGGTTTCCAGAACGTCTAGACTATAAATTCTTGATGAGTGAATTAAAGCAGGACAATGGTTCTGGAAACTTTGCGATTAAGTATCTCAACAATCCTAAGAAGATCAATAAGATTAAGTTCCCACGCGAACTATTGATGAGACGCACAATTCCGCATAGCCAGTTTCCACCACAAGGTATTGTAGTAACGACAGTGGATACAGCGTACAGCACAAAGAGTTGGGCAGATTACACAGTAATTATGACAGCCCTCATCTTCGGCGGACGCTTCTATATCCTTAACATGGTACGCGGACGATTCAACGAGTACGATCTACCAAAAATTATCGCCAACACCGCTAACAAGTGGAAACCAAAAAGAATCGCAATCGAAGATTCAGTTGGCGTTAAATGGATGGGCAGAGAACTCAGACGGGAAATGGATTCACTCAAAATATCTATTCCCATTGAATTCGTCAGTCTGGGACTTGGAAGTAAACTCCGCTCAAAGCAACTCAAGGCTAAACCAGTATTGAGATTGCTAGGCGACGAAAGACTATTCTTCTTGAATTCCTGCGAAGGGCTTGAAGAAATCTACAATGAACTGGAAAAGTTCACTGGCACTTCAGACGATCAACACGATGATATCGTCTCAGCCATTTCTTTGCTGGTAGAGCAATTTATGGGCTACGCCGATGTAGATAGTCGAGTCAATTCCATGAATCAAGATTATGTTGCTAATCAAAGATCGAAGGAAATACATGACAAGATTTATTGTCTAGGTAAATACCAAAAATTTAATGATACTGCCAATGTGATTGACGAAAATCCAAATACACAATGGCAGACAGCACAAGCGCAATCGTTGCAAATACTGAATGAGACTGAGTACGATCCATTGAGAGATTTATTGCAATAGGAGAGAGCGATGACTGAGAAGACGCTTGAAAGGGTTAAGGAATCTGTAATAAAGGATTTCAACAAACAGTTTCCGAAAGAGAAACTATATGGAAAGGTCTTCTCAATCTACTTACTCGATAGGTATGCAAATCTCCTGTTGAAGTTATATCGTAAGGCAAATAAACAGGAGTAAGATGGCATTACTTGAAAATGAAGGCCAAAAGGGTGCAGGTGATCTAGCACCTACAGACTACAATAGTAAGGGCGACATTACCAATGTTAGTGCTGAAGTATCTCTTGTTAATGGATGCGCTACTAAGGCTGAACAATTCATTCAGAACAAGCAGTATTCACTGATGTGGAGAGATGCGGATTTACTATTCCAGTCTCCCCGTCCAATGTCTGTGTTTGAGAATACATACATTCTTGAACCAAACGTGCAGCGCTTTACTGTTGCGAAGGTTGTTAACTCGATTGTCCCTCAGTTGTATAAAGGATTGTTTTATACGGACCCGCCAATGGTCCTTAGACCAAGACCCGGAACATCACAGAATGTAGTAGACGCTAAGACAGCACTGTTTTCACATCTCCTAGATGACTGTGATTTCAAGATGGAAACCAAGGTTGGTTTAGAGCAAATGGCTCATCTTGGAACTGGCATTTGGAAGTGGGGAATCAAATTTAAGAAGGTCGTATCTAAGAAAAGAATTCCTACAGTTGACAAGGCTACGTCTGGACAGACAGTTGGTGCTCAAACCAACGTTATGCTTCCTAAAGACGAACCGCCTAAGATTAAAGTAGAGAGTAGATATGTTCCTAGACCATATTTTGAGTCGCGTCCTATTGATAGAGTTTTAGTGGACCCACACACAAGCGTAGGTGATATTCGCAGAGCGGATTTCGCAATCGACCAGCGCTTTATGGACTTCTATCAGTTACAGGACATGATTAAGGGTGTACAAACACTCCCAGACGAACATCCTGAAAAGAAGGGATGGGTGCTACCTAGCGAAACAGAACTGAAGTCATGGTTCATGCCGCCTAGCGATGCCGGAACAATGGGCGAATCTGTAACACAGCAAGCCGCATTTGTTAAGGGTGTTGTTCACCACGCAGAAGACATTAATATCCAAGTATCTCCAGACATTCTACTCAAGAAGCTGGAAGTATTGGAATACTGGGATAAGAGACGTAAGATTGTTGTTGTAAACCGTAAAAGAAAGCTATTTTCAGGAGAAAACCCGTTTGGAGTTATCCCGTTCCTTTCCGCTAATTGGTGGAATAGACCAAGAGCATTTTATGGAATGGGACTGGGCCTGATTGTCGGGCAAAACCAACGTGTTGACCAAGGAACTATCAACGCTATTCTGAAAATCCTGTCTTTCGGTGTTAACCCTGTATATCTGCGTAAGCGTGACTCAAACGCGCCAACGCAGATGATCCGTACTGGGCTAGGCCGAATTATTACAGTAGACACAGAAGTTGATAAGTCATTCAAACTCTTGGATAGTCCCAAGGTTCCAACCGATGTGTGGTCCGCGCTGGCAGAATCCGAAAAGGCTACGGAAAGTAGCTCAGTAGCCGATGCCCAATTAGTGCAAGGCTCAAGTGCAGGCCCAAGATCATCTATGGGACGTACTGCTACAGGTGCAACAAACCTAGCAGGGGCGTCAGCTTCGCGTCTTGATGGACCGCTTGATAACTTTATTGAGCAAGTCTTTAAGCCGTGGCTGTACATTCTGGACATGTTGGTATTCGAGTATTTCTCAGACGCAGAAATCTATACGATTCTGGGACAAGAGAAAGGTAAGGACTTCGAAGTAGATTTGCAATCCTTCCATGAAGGTGTTGTGGAATACGAAGTGCTTGCTGGTGCAGCTTTGGCAGCAAAGCGTACCATGAGTCAGTCGATGACACTGATTTCACAGATTTTCGAGAACCCAACAATTCAGGAAAATCTTGCGGACATTAACGAAGAATACATTGACTTCAAGCAAATTCTGAAGATGTGGATGGAAGCGAGTGAGTGGAAAGACTTCAACGATATCGTCAAACCAATGACGGCACAAATGAAGCAAAAGCGACAAGCTCAGTCCCAAGCTGCTCAACAGCAGACTAAGGGAGCTATCCAGATGCGTATGAGTCAAATGAACGCACAGAATAAAGCACAGCTTGAAAATCAAGCAACTAACAACCGTATCAAGGAAAGATTGGTTGTCGGAGCAGTTCTCAACAGCGCTAAAGGCGAAGCTAACGAAGGTGCGCCAACGTTAGAAGGTCTAGGCGGTGCGGAACCATCCGTTGCATAAGCCAGAGATTGTCTAAGCCCTCAACTCTTAAAATAAGAGGGCTTTTCCATAAGGAGAGAGATGGAAGAAATAACAAGTTTCAAACCGG